AATATTATAGCGGATGGCCGCCACGTTGCCCCCTATGCCCATTAGGAAGTTATAGTATAAATGAACCCCCAGTACCCCCAATTCATATAAGTTTTAGAGCCGAAACCAATCGGGGGTACACTGCCTTATTTACAAAAATGCCACGGAAGGGTTCTTTCTGCATAAAAGCCAAAAACTATTTCCTCACATTTCCACGGTGTTCTTTAACCAAAGAAGAAGCACTTTCCCAAATCCTCAACCTAAAAACACCAGTTAACAAGAAATTCATCAAAATCTGCAGAGAGCTTCACGACGATGGGGAGCCTCATCTCCACGTCCTCCTCCAGTTCGAAGGGAAATTCCAATGCACGAATAACAGATTCTTCGACATGGTGTCCCCAACAAGGTCAGCACATTTCCATCCGAACATTCAGGGAGCTAAATCATCGTCCGACGTCAAGTCCTACGTCGAGAAAGACGGAGACACCATGGAATGGGGAGAATTCCAGGTCGACGGCAGAAGTGCTAGAGGAGGTTGCCAAACGTCTAACGACGCTGCAGCAGAGGCATTAAACGCAGCTACAAAAGAAGCTGCTCTTCAAATAATAAAGGAAAAAATCCCTGAAAAATACTTATTTCAGTTCCATAATCTTAATTCAAACCTAGATAGGATTTTTTCCAAGGCTCCGGAACCATGGGCTCCTCCGTCACTTCTCTGCTCCTTCACTAACGTTCCCGACGAGATGCAGGAGTGGGCTGACGATTATTTTGGGAGAGGTGCCGCTGCGCGGCCAGAAAGACCCATAAGTTTAATTGTAGAGGGTGACTCTCGAACGGGGAAGACAATGTGGGCTCGTGCGTTAGGCCCACATAATTATCTGAGTGGACACCTGGACTTCAATCCAAGAATTTACTCAGACGACGCTGAGTACAACGTCATCGATGATGTCACCCCGCATTATCTAAAGTTAAAGCACTGGAAGGAACTGATTGGTGCTCAAAAAGACTGGCAGTCAAATTGCAAATACGGAAAGCCTGTTCAAATTAAAGGGGGTATCCCATCAATCGTGCTCTGCAATCCTGGAGAGGGGGCTAGCTATAAAGATTTCCTCGACAAAGAGGAAAATGCATCACTAAAGGCTTGGACACTCCACAATGCTAAATTCATCTTCCTCAACTCCCCCCTCTATCAAACCACGACACAGGATTGCCAAGAAGAGAGCAGTCAGGCGACGACGAGTTGATCTTGACTGCGGCTGCTCCATATACCAGCATCTCAACTGCACAGGACATGGATTCACGCACAGGGGAACTCATCACTGCACCTCAGGCAGAGAATGGCGTCTATATCTGGGAAATAACAAATCCCCTCTATTTCAAGATAATCAGGGTAGAGGATCCACCGTACACCAGGACAAGAGTGTACCACATCCAGATAAGGTTCAACCACAACCTGAGGAGAGCATTGGATCTCCACAAGGCATTCCTCAACTTCCAAGTCTGGACGACATCAATGACAGCTTCTGGGACGACTTATTTAGCTAGATTTAGACATCTAGTCATGATGTACTTAGATCAATTAGGAGTTATTGGTCTTAATAATGTTATTAGGGCTGTTCGTTTCGCAACAGACCGTTCATATGTAAATCAGGTACTGGAAAATCATTCAATAAAATTCAACTTTTATTAATTCATGATCGAATCGTAAAAATAGATCCGAATCTTAAGCGTAGCATACACAGGGTTCGAGGCATGAGTACATGCCATATACAGTAATAAAGCGTTCTCCGTGTGATTCTCGTACTTGCCAGCCTCTTGGTGATTGTACACCACATAATTGTTAACCTTCCAGAACCTCTTGACCAGAGCCTGTTCGTTGCTGGCATATTGACCACCAGTAACCTTGGCATAGAACTTGTGCATGACCTGGTAACGATCTCGGAGATCGTTCTTGACGGTCGCAGTGCTGGGCTCGTTGTCGAACATGTTAAACACCTGGCCAAAGTCCATGGGTGTACCATACGGTCTACGATCCCTGACCAACCAGAACATAACACTGTTCGTGTGGTTCTTGAGCTTGATATTCTCGTCCATCCATATCTTACCTAAAATATACACAGACTTAACACAAAAACGCTTACCGACACGGTGAGTAATACCGTTACCGCGTGTCACATCAGATATACACATCACCTTGCCGACATGAGAGATGTCATGTCGCTGCTCGTACGACTGGACCTTACAGGGCCCTTCACAGCCTCTAGGAACATCGGGCGTCCTTAACGCTCTGTATATCCTGGGCTTCCTGTACATGGGCCTGTTGACCCATTCAGATGCCTTGTTGATTTTTGGCCCAATACCTGAACGAGGAGAAAAGTTAGAAGAGCGGCTGACCTTTGAGGTTCCCGCCATCAGGCGCCACGGGGCATCCCGCTTAGGCATTCTGAATTAAAGACTGACGTCATTCGTGCTTTAATTTTATAGGACTCCACAAACTTAGTGACCAAGTTTGTCACAGTTATCTAGGCTTCTCAGGGCCAATATGATTGGCTCAGACGAAAGTTATTTTCTTTAATTCAAATTAAAGCAGGGAGCGCGCGGAGGTAGGGAATCGCGCGGCCACGAGAGCGCCACGTGGGGGGGGGGGGAAAAATCGCGCGGCCATCCGGT